CAGATCAACAGAAATTTCCGGGAGCTGGTCGTTTTGAACTAAATCAATCGTTGTGAGATATGCCATCAGATGAACAACCTTGGTTTGCAAGTGAGCGTCCCGCCAGCAAAACCATACTTGACCTGTCTCGCCGCTCTGCCGACAGACTTCTCGAAAAGCTGATTATTCATTTGAGCTGCACCGACATTACTGAACGGTTGACCACTCATCATTTGCAAGCGGTACAAAGCGCCATGAGTGATCGCTTCTCTATTCTCACGCCCAATAGTGTCGGGTATCGATGTACTAGTAGCCGTGGGCTTGAGGCTGTAAACAACCTTGAAAGTTTCTGCGGAGTCTGGGATCGGCGCTAGATAAATGTCGGTATTGTCTCGCTGAGAGTAGTAGTGGGGAGTACCGCGTTCTGTCTCATCGCCTAAACGCATTTCCAGCTCTGTGTAGCTCACAGGTTTCAATGGTTTCTTGTCGTTGTAGATATCAATGATGTGATTCAGCTCAGTGCCCGTAGGCAACGTGACCGCGTACTCATTCACCCCGGCAATAATGATCAAGCTTTCGGGCTCGACCATGTAAACATCCGTTCTCGAGCAGAAATCGATTGCGCTGTCTCGAACAGATCGCTCAATCAAAAAGTCGGGGCACCCCTGAACTTCGGGTCTGATAAACATATTGAAGTCGCTGAACTTCATTACATGCGACCTACATTCATGTCAGGTGTTTTAGGCGTTGGCGCTGTAGCCGCGTCAGCCTGCGTCTTGATCCCCAGAGCATTTGAGAAGGATTGATAGTGCATAGCCGCTCTCTGAGCGTTACCTGCGTATTCACTGTCTTTTTGGTATGCCCGGTACAGAATGTAATCCAGCAGACAGTTCGCATAGATATCATCGATGCCAATGACTTGCGTATCAGTCGCAAAATTGCTGATCGCAATATCAGAAGGAACTGAACTGTAAACAATCTCTAAGCTGTGAGTGCCGCTGGCACCCTTGGGAAAGATGTAAAAATTTTTCGGGTCAGCAGGGTCATAAATGAAATGCTGTATGCCCTCACTGCTTGCAGCAGTCTCATGCCAGTTTGGCAGGGTTTCATCCAGTATCTTACGATCAACCTGAGTGATCGATCTGCCGCTGGTATTCCTGACAACATCTACAAGCCGTAACGCGGCTGATGGTAGTGATTGCTTGCTGCCGGTAGCGCAGGCAAAAGTCGCGTTGACCATGCTTGCATCCGGTCTGTGCAAAACCACCTCTTTTTGCGCGTCATTAAAAAACTTGAGCAACTCAACAAGAGGAAAGCGAACGCTAGTCGCATCTTGCAGAATGATCGTAGCTCTATCGATCACATCGACTACTTTAGCCGTTGGCATCCTCTTCCTCCCACTCGATCACCTCGAGATCAGGATTACCCGCAAACACATCCATGTAGCTAAATATGTTGCCAGTAATGACGTTTCTTACTGTTTTAGGTCTTCGCCTCTTGGGCTTGGGAGTCGGATTGTCCCGCTGCTTTTCAAGCCGCTGTATTTGATCCTCAAGATCGGACAGCTTCAGCCGCCTATCCAGTTTGGTATCAAACTCGCTTAAAGCGCGTTCGTACAATTCGTCTTTAGTCGTTGCTGCGTCCATCTAAAACCTCAAAAAGGGAGGGGCTGCAAACGCAGTCCCCTCCAACCCCCCAAAGGGTTATTAGGTCCACTTAGTGGTGTACAGGGCATCAGGCACTACGACCTTTTGACCGTATACCTTCAGACCTCTGACCTGATCGCCGAACGTGCTTTCCATGCGTACCGTTTCCGTATTGGTAAACTGAGACGCGAAAGAAATAGCTTTCGGATGACCTGCCAGACAGTTGGTTGCACCACTGGTAGAGCCAGAGCTATCGACCAACAGCATGTTGGATTGATAAATCGTAAAACGATCCACAACGCCAACCTGCCCATTCCTCAAAGGAGAAACAGAATCGCCGGTTAAATATGCCTGCCGTAACTCTGATTGCTTGAGCAGAGAAACAAACTCTGGAGACATGATGAAGAATCGCCCTTCCTCTGGAATGTTCGCTTCATCAAGCGTTTTTGCTGCAAGCAGAATCCTGTCAAGGATGTTAGATGCGGTGATCGTAGTAGTGCTGGATTCAACCGTAGTTGCACCCGCAGATACGTTAGCAAACACATCAGTCTCAACAGCAACTCGCATGCCTTCCGCAGCGTCTGCTGACGCAGCTTCTAGCATGTTGATGTCAGCCTGTGCCGCCAATACGTCATCAATTTTAAAGCTATAGTATTTCGCTTTATCGATTAAAAGCTCGACCTTTGCCGTCGTTAGCTCTTGAGTCGTAATTGATCCCGCATAGTCGTTGATCGTTACGGCGGGTACGGTACGAATCGTAACCTTATCGCCTTGACCGCTGATCTCGCCTTCGTAATCCGTGTTTGATACGGCAGGAAGAACAGATGCTTTGTAGAACTTTGCCTGGAGGAGTTTTGAAAACACCTCTGGGATGAAGTTCACCTCGGACGTAGTGCCCGTACTGAAAAATGAAAAAGCCATTTACCTTTCCTCACAAGAGTAAAAAATTAACGGCGAATAGAGCCCTCCGCTTGTGCTTTCATTATTTCATTTTGATGCTTCTCAAATTGATCAAGAGGCATGTCCATAATTTCTTGCACAGTCCAAGTTTTCTTTTCGCCAGCTACATTAGCTTTTCGCGCTTTGGGCATTTTTGGCTGTGCAGCCTCCTTTGCTCGCGCTAAAGCTTTCTCTTGCGGCGTTGGAAGCTGGACTCCCATGCTTGCCTTGAACTCATTCAATACAGCAATCACATCGTTAGAGCTGCCTTGCTCGACCCACATATGGACATCTGGTCCTTGTTCATCAAGCCACAACGCCCAATCGGACGTTTGCGTCACCTCCGCATAATCGGGGTGCGCTTCAGCAATTCGAGAAAAATGAGCATCCGCTGCCTTCCTCTCGTTCTCTTGCGATAGTGCCTGCTGCTGTTGATCAGCCAACGCAGCCTGTTCGTCTAACCTCGCCCTCACAGAATCAAGCTCATCAAGTAAAGGTCCAGCTACGTCAGGATAATCCTCACGCACTTGCTGCAACTTCTCATTGTCTCGCTTGCTATCTGCAAGTTGACCTTTTAACTCAGTCACCGACTCGATCAGGGAACTTACTTGTTTCCTCAGATCGGCAGCTTCTTGAGTCGCCTTGGTCATTTTCGCCTGAGCGCCTTTCATCGCCTTTTCAGCTTTTGCTATTCGCTGATCAGCTTCAGAGTCTACTTCGCCGCTTTCTGACTCTTCTTCTGGAACCGCTTCTGCTACTAATTCAGCCGTGTCCTCTGGTTCAAAGGGGGCTTCTTGGGCAGGCTCTTCCTCGAGTTCCTGAGTATCCGATGCCTCGGGTTCAGGTTCTGGATTCATCATCTGCGCCATCATTTCTTTAGCTTCGGCTTCTAAACGCTCCGGGTCATTTCTTCCCATTTTTTTGCACGAGTCCTTTTCGGATTTTCGTTAATCAACAGCAGATATCCGACCTTGGGTCCGCTGCTTGTCTAAGACGGTTTTCGCCGTCTCTTCCAGTTCCAGCAGGAAACGTAATTCACTTACGCGCCCCTGCTCGAATCTAAAATTTGTTTCATCTGCTTGCTCAAGCCGTGTACACGCATCTTCCAATCTATATTGGAATAGGTTGCTCACCTCTTGCCATTGGTCCTGATGCCTCAGCCATAGGACCGCCTGCGCTTGCTTGGGCGAGAGCTTGATTTTGGAGAGCTTGTTGTTCAGCTCGAATCACCTCTTCAGACTTAATAATTTCATCAGGATCGATTTCCATGCTCTTTGCGATGTCACGCAAGAGCTGAGGTCGATCAACGAGTGCCAAGTCCATGGGGTTCGATACCAGAGATAAGAATTGAAGGAGTCTCTGGCTTTGTACTTCCTTTTGTACAAGAGCAGTACTGGCTCTTGGGACAACCTTGAGGTCGCCCTTTGCTTTTTCGTTTGTCCCAAATTCCATATTGAAATGGAACAACGCCTCAATCATAGGCTCGAGGAGAAAATCGTCAATGTTTTTTATTGTCGATTTCAGAGCGATGTTGGCAGCTCCCATCAACATGCTCATTCCTGTGGCGGTCTTATTCAGGCTTCGAGATTGTTCGCCATGGGTATAGCTGGGCAAGCTGGTTGTTTCATCGGCAAAACGCCTGAACAACTCAACGATCTGATTCAGTCCATTCGCATTGGCAATAGGCTGATACCACCTCACAGCAGGCATCGATCCGTCACCACCCTCCCTTAGCCATACTCGCCAAGGATGAATATCTGTTGGGTCTTCCCCGGCTGCTAACAAATCTGTATTGACCTCAACCATCGGTCCACTAGACAACGCCAAGTTATCAAGCCAAATCCGGGTAGCCGCGTTCATCGTGACCTGAGAATCGCGCATCATTCGAGGCACGCCTGTACCCCAAAACTGGTGAGGTGATCGCTCATATGGAAATATGTGGTACGGCATCTTGTACCCAGCTATTGGGTTCAACATAACCTTCAAGACTTTCGATCCGCATATCCAAACACAAACGCTGTAGTCATCAGACAGATCGGCTTCTTCAGGCAGCTCGATGCCATGCTCCTCTAACTCATGCCCGTCGATGGTCCCCCAATACTCTAGAACCTCGAAGCGATGCGACTCTGCATGCTCATTGATCCCAGCTATACGCCTACGATCCCGCTCATGCTCTTCTTCAGTATGATTGCCACCGCGATTGGTCTTGATCAGATACCGGATCATCTCACCATCAAAGTTTGGCAAGTCTGCTAAGTCCCGGAACTGCTTCCTAGTAAGAACATGTCGCCTGAACAGCCCCTCACAATCGTCCAGAGTCGTACAATACGGGTCAGGGTAGAGGTCAAAAATGCTGACGCTCTCTACTTCTGGCATCACCTTTTCGATCTGAGTGAGCGCGAAGCCTTGCTGTCCTGTTTGAGGGTCCATGACCTGGGAATACGATTGCGCTCGATCAATCCTTATCGTGCCTGCCTTAACAGCACCTGATCCGAATATGCAGCTCTCGAGAATCGATTCCTTTAGCTTCATCTCAGCTTTGCTCTCAATGAGCTGGTCTTTGATTTGCTCTGTCATCTCTTCGGCGGCAGCTTCTGCTATCTTTTTTTCTGCCTCGAGAAACTCTCCCTCTAGCTCCTGCATGCGCTGCATGATCAAGTCTTCATTAAGCGCAGGGTCCATACCCTGTGATGCAGCAACCACCTGTTCCATCGCCATCTGGCGCATATTCATCGCTTGGATCGGTGACAGTTGTGGGATCGGAGTGGGATGTATGGCGAAATAAACGTCCCCATACTGGAATAATAAATCGATCATTCTGCTGTATGCAGCCATGACTTTCGTTCTGGTCAGACCAACAAACACTTTTGATCGAGCCCCAGACTCATTGAGTCGGGCTAAAACTTCTGCTTCGTATTGCCCCATAAACTGACGAAGGTCTTTCAGCCACTCGTTTTCGGTTTCTTTACGAGCGTCTTTGTATTCTTGGAATACGTCAGTCAGCCGCGCCCCCAGGCTTACAATCTCTTGTTCCTGTGTGCCGTCTAATTCTTCGGAGTCCATGTCTACCGCTTCGCTCATCAATACCCCGCAACTGAGTCCACTGACTCATATCGTCGTTGAATTATGGGTGCCCTCGGACGGGGCATCGAAGCTAGTCCATGCAAAGCTATGGCGAACGCCATTACCCGGTCATCATAACAACCTTGTTGCGAATTAAAACTACCTTTGTCATCAATCACATAGGTCCGTAATTCGTTGACCAGCTCCAGATCGGCGATGCCGCTTTCACCCTGTCGAAGCAGTGCAGCCATATTGTCGATGATCAGAGGTTTCGTTTTGCTGGTAGTTAGGAAGCCACCGCGCTTGGTCAGCTTGTCACCGTATGCTCCATCAACCGATGACTCGATAAACATGTTTGGATAGTTGATTTCCTGCAATCGACGCAGCGTGGTCAGACCATGGTTATTACGCTCCACGATCACATAAGCATTATTGAACCTCTGTCCCAAAGCAGAGACCAGATTTCCCCACTCAAACGGATCAACGTGACCATGCCAACATCCAACCTGTCTTCCTAAACTATCCAAGACTATGGCGACACTGTAGTCGCCGTAGGAAAGACCCTCCGCTACGTCCACGCCAATAACATAAGACTCATCCGACAGTGGCGGACACCATTCTTTGTACGGGCCCGAAGAATGCGCCGATAAAACACCAGCTCGATAGTCGCCACGGAAATCAGGTGTATAGCATTCGTCTTCAGCAGATCGCAACGCACTGTCCTCAACAAAGCAGCGACCACTTGTGAGAAAAGATTCAATCGGTGTTGAAGGATATTCCTGTCGAAATAAATCGGATGATCCCAGCTCATCCAGCTTCGCTCTACGGAAACAAAGCTGTTCATCCGTCAGCTTGTATTGCTGGGCTAATTTATATTCTTCCGGGGTAGCCTCGAAGTACGGGCTCGGCTTACGAACGTACTCAGGCATCCAATACCATGGGATGAAACACACCTGCCACTCGGTCTCGCCGCGCAAACTCTTCATGGTCTGATCGTAAAACCAACCACCGGCACCATTGGCAGTGGTTTCCAAAATCACTTCGGAATCTTTGCCGCCAACCGTCTGCAATAAACCGGCGGTGATGTCATTGCCCTGTGGGTAGAACGCAACCTCAGACCCATGCACAAAGCGATTTGTTTGCCCTCTACCCGTCTGTGTAGAGCGTGCAGTACCTACTCGGTATCGACTGTTAATCTCCTCAAATACGAGCGTTGTGGCGGTCTGAGTGCCTAGTGGAGGCTTAAATGCAGGGTGCGGAATGTTCTCGTAGAAGTACCGCACCATGTTGAATATCGAGTTCGTAGACTCGGCAAGGTGAGACAATACGAAAGCGTTCGCGTTTCGGTTCTGCGTAATCTTCCAGAAGAATCTGCCCTCAACATAGGTAGAAATGCCAACCTGTCTGGCTTTAAGGACCAGAGCCCGGATGTTGCCCTGCTCTTTAAGCTGGGTCTCTAGTCGATTGTGAAGCCACATCTGTCCCCTATTTAGGGTCAGTGGAGCGGTGACACCCTCCTTCGTCACAATCTTGAGGACGTTCTTCGCGTAGAGCGGGAAGTTAAATTTTAACTTCCTTGCAACTTCCTCAATTTCCAAAGGCTACCCCAGCGCTGCTAGGGCTGAGTCTTCAACTCTCATTGTCCAGCTTGCACCAACAGTCATCTCTTCAAACTTCTTAACAGCGACTCGTGAGTTACTCACCGCAACCGTGTCACCCATTAAATCCATGCCAAGACCAATGCAGCCCTCTACATCTTTAGAGAAGTTGGCTACATGGATCAGAATGTAGGTTCGTCCGGGAACGTCCTGTAAGTGCCACGTCTGTCCGAATCGAGGGGACTCTCTCCAACCAAGCTCATACTCCCCCGTAGGGATACAGGAGACAGATACTTGATTGTCGAGCCATGGACGCTCCACCGAGTAGAACGTCTGATCATGCAATCTGATTACACCCAGCGTTGCATTCGGGTGGTAGCAGAAACGCTGGAGAACAATTTCGCCCATTATCTACTTTGTTTTTTAGGCTTTGGCTTAGGCTTCTTCTTTGCCATCATTTTTTTGCCGTAGCTTTTTCCATATCCCATAACAGACTCCTACCATTTGACTTTGTGTGACCAGAATTTTGCTGAGAATCGATCTGTCGAAGGACCGTGTCTGGCGTAATAACTTTTTCGCCGCGCCTTATCCTTCGCCGATTTAGGGTTCTTGCCAGCCCCAGTAACGCCTTGCTGACCAAAGCGTATGAGTTTCGTTTCACCACTAGCCTTCCGCGCCACAACAACATGGGACTTGGTTGGGTGGTTGGGGGTTCGCTTGGCTTTGTTGTATTCAGTGACCCCTGCCTTTTTCAGCTTCGGGTCTTTTTTCTTTTCTGCCATAGGTCATCTCACCTTCTTAGGCATAAACCTGCCCTGATCATCGATATTGCTATGGTGAAGTTGAATAAAATCCTCTGCCTCGCGTCTGGTCTGAAACAGGGGGTAATTTTCCAACCCCTCCGACCTCGCTCTTTGCAGAGCAGCAGCCGTACTTAACAGCTCACCATCAACCATCGTCGGAATGACGCGAGTACCCTCTTCAAAACCATAGGTCGAAAGACGGACATTGCTGGTAGCAGGAGACCCATCCAAATTTTTGAAAGGATGGTTCGTCGGGAAAATTTTTTGTCCAGGCTTGAACCTTGGCATTATTTTTTCTTCTTTGACTTCCGCAGCTTCGCTAGATCAGCAGCCGTGATCTTGTTGCGGGGGGCAGCAACTCGAGCCAACTTTTTCTGCTTAGGCGAATACCTTGTTCCCGGCATCACTTGGTCCTCTTGTGCGTGTAATTGATTTTCTTGGAGCTGGTCTTGGTTCTCTTGAACTTCGCCTTCTCTTTGGCGGACATCTCACTGACGGTTTTCGGGGTCTTACTAGAAACACGTTTGCTCGGTCTGCAAGCTGGATAACCCTTGCGCTTATCATTCTTCCCAGAACGCCCACACTTCTTGCCCGTCTTAACGTCACGCCAATCTTCTTTGAACCAACGTGTTAAACCGCCATCACTTTTTGCCACGCTTCTTCGCCTTAGTAGATACCGATTTGTACTTACCGCCCCGCTTCTTGTATTCGCGCACTAACCAGGCATTTGAATAAGCTGACGGGTAGACC